TTTCAAATGCTTGTTTCATGTTAGTAAACGTGCCTTCCCAGCTCTTCATGACGTCATCAGACGAGAGTTCAAAGGCTTTCAGGTAGCCCATTAAGTAATCGAATAATTTCTCACCTTGTCCCTGTAAGCTCTTTATAACTTGCTTGTCCATCCCGAGGGCAACAGCAATGAGGGTGTTCTTTGCAGTGATAGTACCTTTCAACATGGCTCGCATTTCTTCAGCCATCATGTTGAGAGGAATCCCCATTGCCGTTGCTGCTTGGGACATTGCTGTTACGAATTCTTCTATCTGCTTTATGTCGAACCCTTCAGCAAGTGCATGAGGTAATGCCTGCTGAAACATAGTTACTAGTTGTTGGTAGGTAGCAGCAGTTTTAAGGTTGGCCTGCAACAGATCCTCGTTGATCTTCTTAGCTAGTTGCTGCGCGGCTAAGATTTTCTCCCTTCCTTGGAGTTCCCTACCAAGTGAGTCTACGAGCTGCGTCTGTGCTGCTATGACTGCACCGATGCCGATCTTGGAGCGCTCAAGCGTTTTATTGAACTCGACTCCGGCATCAACGGCAGCTGAGAGTCCTCTTGCCATCTCTCTGAAAGCCCAGACGCCAGCAAAGGCTATGATGGTACGCTGAAGGCGGCCAAGGGTTCTTTCAAGCTGGGAAGTAGAATCAGTTGTCCTATCAATGTCTCTGATCATTCCCCCTACCCAGGTACCTATCTTTCTTCCAGCACTAGCCGCCGTCGTACCTATAGACTCGAGCATCTTGGACAGCTTTACTAGCTTTCCAGTTGCCTTATCTCTTATGAGCAGCTCGTATTCAACTCTGTTGCCTGGCACTTATCAGTCTCCCTACTTTGAGAAGGATCTCAATAGGATCGTCAACCTCCATTAACTCTGCTACTTTCAAGACCCCCTCTGTTGTCGGTCCCATCTGCTCGAAGCCAACAAGTTTGAAAATCTCCCAAGCATCCTCGTTGGCTGGAAGGACTCCTGGGAAGCACTGCCCGCAGGGTGGGTCTTCACCTTTTCTACTATAAAAATCTCTGCACTTATCACACCAAAATCTGGTTTCGCTCTTGCTTCTTACCCACTCTGCGAGCTCGTCGAGTTTTTTAATTCTTCCTCTAGTTTGCTTTCGGTGTTCTTGTAGAGCTCGTTGGCCTTCTCGCTTACAAAATCTCTGAATATGGAGTATTCATACATGAGCTCTTTGATTTCATCCTTGGAGAGCCCTTCTTCAGCTTCGACTCCCTCGAAGTCAACCAGCAGGTCCTTGAACAGCTCGAGAGCAAACTTGCTGTCATCATAGTCATCAACATACTTTCCGTCTACCTCAGCTTTGCGCTTGGCAGACGAGAGAAGTTGGGTCGTCCTCTTGAACGAGGCTGGCTTGATGAGCAGCCTCACACCCTCGAGCTGTGGGACCTCGAACCACTCTGGTTTGTCAAATCTCTTTAGTTTCAGCATAAGTCCTCCTCAGCAAGTTTCATCATGAAACTTACTCAAGTGTTAGTGGCCCGTAACCTAGTACGTTGTAGGTTACTGCAGCAACCCCGGCTTTGTCATGCCTGATACTAACGGTGTTGATGTAGCATCCAGCGTCAGAATCGGTGGTAACATCTGGTGTCCAATAAGAAGTTGAATCAATGTAAAACCTTATGTCCGTGATTTTTGTTGCTGAAAGTGCGTCACTCTGGAGCTCTGCCTGTCCATCTGTGTCAGCAGGATCATAATAACCCTCGATTGTAGCTGTCCACCTCTGGAACCCAGGCATATTCTTCCCCCAAACACTCCCAAAAGCCGTGACATCAATGTCATCCATGTTAATGTCGATTGTCCAGCTTCCGAGATTCTCGATCAAAGTGCTTCCTAGTTTTACGGAAGCGTATCTACCCATCAAAGGATTTCCCATTTTCTTTCTCCTCCTTCTCTAGTTGTTTTAAGAGTTGAACGACTCTCTCTGGAGTCTTAAGTTTGGCCATGAGCATTCCCATGAGCCATACATTTCTATCTATTAGCATTTCTCTTATGTGGCCAATGTCGTAAGACGTTATTACTTTCAACCTAGCGCCGGCTGATGTCATCTTCTTCGTGAAGTACGTATCCTCTCCACGTCTTATCACTTTCTCGTTATCTTTTATCTCGCATATCTGGAAGTAGGGTGGGTCAACGAGTCTAAGAGCTTCAGTCTTCACCATCAGGCACGCACATCCAACTGCGCCGGCATCAACCAACTCTCCAAATTGGTAATCCTTAAAAGGGATAAGAAGCCTGTCCTCTTCCTTCCCCCAAATGAGCGGATCATGAGGTGGCGCCCCTCTGTAGCATACGATTCCACACATCTCAGCGAGGCCGTCCTCAATGACCTCCATCATGTCCCACAAGGCAGATCGTGGGTAAACCATATCAGCATCGAGGTAAGCAATGTGTGTGCAACCTAGTTGTATGGCGGCCTTCGTTTGAGCCTCCCTCTTCTCCGCTATGTCCCCTCCCCTAGGGGTGTCGAGGATGGTGATGTCTGGGCGGTCCATCCCCATCATGGACAGATGAGTCCAAGAGTGGATGTAAGGCCACGTCAAAGGTTGCGCTATCCCAATTAAAGCATTTTTAGGCCACTCTCTCATGGGTTACCCTTAGTAAAGCTATAGAGAACTGTAACTTCTAAGTCAAAGTAGCCGAAACCTTGCTCTTGGAAATTAAACCACCCTTCGTCGGTCTCTAGAGAAACTATTGTTGTCTCGCCCCTATAGGAGTTGTCAGTTGAATCAATCGCTTTTAGAACGTCTGCAATTATGTCACAGAGAGCCGTCTCTGGATCTGTCGAATCCTGTGAATATCCTCTTATCTTTATATGGAGCGTAGAGTAAACAGGACCTCCAAGGGTGTCCTCGAATTCTTCATTCCCGCCTATCACCATCAGCACTGGAAAGGTTTCTTCTGCATCCCAGTAGAGCATCTTCCTTTCAACTTTAGCCACATCAGTATTATATCCGTTTGCTGTAGATATAGTTGAAAGGAGATCTTTGAAGCTGTCTAAGATCGTATCCCTAGTGCTCATTTCATCGCCTTCCCGGCTAGGGCGTTAACTACTGATCTTTCCATAAGGTGCTTAAAAGATGATGTTGCTTCTTCAATAGCTGGGCCAACGTAGGCTCTCCTCGGGATATTCATCTTTCTGGTGTAAGGGCTTACGTTTACAAGAAACGGCGCAACAGGTACACCGAATATGTGTGTCTGCATCCGCTGGTGTCCTCTAACGGCCTGAGACGGATTTGAGTAGCCGAACTCGTGGACTGCTGCGTAGGGGACGAACTTCCTGTGGCGCACGTCTGATCCGACTCGACCAGTTAAGGTGTCTCCTTTCCACCTGTCAACAACGAAATCTATTGAGTTATAGAGCTTTTTTGTTACGATGTCTAGCCTTGATGGCCGCGGACCGACTAGTCTCTGCCTGGTCCTGGCTGCGATGTCCCGCAAACCCCTTCTCAACGAAGCTCTCAAGTTGTGACGCAGGAGCTTTCTCGAACCCTTTATATGTTTTATAAGGGTTTTTGTAGTCGGTGTAGGTTTTATCTCAACGTGGATCACTTACTGTATGCCCCCTCAATATGGTGGAAGTCCCCTTTCCTATCTATGAACCTATCAAAGGCTGTTATCGGTCTATCAGTTCCGTCAACATCTATGTAGCAGTCAGTCAAGTCTATATCTTCAAAGAGGAAAAACGTCCCCTCAGGGACATCCTGCTCATTAGTGATCGACCCAATTCTCCTCTGTGCAGATACAGACGACTGCTCCAGCCAAATACTGTACTGGCCTACGACTGTCTTACTGAAGGAGCCGTGGCCAGTAGATGATTTTCTCTTGATCGTTGCTACCGTGTTTGTGATGGCCATTTCCACCTATCAATGTCATACTTGGTGATTTCGTCGGGATCTTTACCAACTTTGCCGGCCCTAACAGTCTTTGCGTAAAGATTATAAAGATCCCTATACCTTTCATACTTAGCAGAAAGATCCTCGTACATCTTCCCCATCCTATACGTAGGCTTGAACTTCTTCATAAGGATAGAGAAGGCTTTGAGAGCAGCCAGGGTTTCCTGACCGCTCTCATATTTGGCTAGGATGGCTGCCTTCTCTGTGGAAGACAGGTCATCCAGAGCCTCACTACCTATTTCGAGTAGAAGATCAGCCTCTTGCATGACTAGCTCACCAAGTTGTAAGCATAAACACCAAGGTCAGTTGCTACGACCAGCGGCTTGGTTTTGATTGCGGCCTCGATTCGCAGTGCGTCGTTCCTCCAGGGCATAGGAATCGTCTTAGTCAGAACGTTTCCGTCGTTGCCCTTGTAGGTAACGTTGTAAGCTGCGGAAGGCTCGAACTTGGACGCCCTCGGAGGTGCATAATAGAGCAAAAGGCCGCCAGACCACATATAGTCATCGCTGTCAGAATTGACAGCATTAAGGACATACAACTTCTCTACCTCGAAGAGCCGCCCGAGGAGGTCAGTTGTCACGACCTTATCAGAGGTGGTCTTCATCTTATTGGTGATGTTTGTGTTGAGCTTACAGGCATAGTAAACATCAGGAGACATCACTATCCTGTTAGCCTTGAACCCAGTCACACTCTCGATCTCTTGGTGCCAGGTCATTACCTTCTCTACAGGATCTACGTCACTGACACCACTTGTCTTCGCATCCCACGTTGACGAACTTTCATTGTGGTCAGTGCCCCAGACATTGGTTGTCAGCAGCGTGCTGACAGCGTTCTGCAGCAAGATCCTATTCAACCTATGCAGGACGAACCTAGTAGCATCCCTCACAGGGTCAAACGGGTTGTCGTACTCGTTGCGGTCATCCTTGGATACATCTTTATGGAAGGCAAACTCGTCAAGAGTGTAAGCCTGGGAGGTGACTGCATAGTCATCCCCAGCACTCTCAGTAGCACCCTGACGCTTATAATCATTAAGAGTGCCGATCCTTGCCCAGTCGGCCTTACTATACTTAGCTATGTATCCAGAAAGCTGTTTGGAGTTTACTTTCGGAAAAAGGTCGAACGCAGTGATTCCTGCTTCAGCAGCATAGATATTCGCTACGTTCGCGACGAACTTAGGCTTTATCTGATCATACCAAGCTGGCATTTTCTACCTCCTTTTCTTAATATAGAACAACTTTGATCTTCCCAGTACCAGAAGACTTGGCTTCCTTAGCAATGGCACGGATTAGGTGGCTACCTACGGTCGCTTTGACCAGGTATCCGCTAGCACCGCCAGTCAATGGGTCTTCGGCAGATATAGCTGGAGACGCATTGACATAAGCTTCGCATTCACCACCTACGATTATTTCACTTGCCTCTCCTGCTGGGCGACCAGAGCTGACTATGCCGTACACATAGTCTCCGTTGGCAGCAGTCAGCACTCCGTCAACACCAACAGCATATCCCTCTTTGTCCTCAAGGGAGGTAGAGGCATTCACTACGCTGGTTTTGACTACATTCTTCTCATAGAAACCCATGATTTACCTCCTTATCATCTTTTCAAATTCGACTCGTGCATCCATAAGGGAGATTCCCTTAGCATCGGCAATCTGTTTAAGTTCTTCCAATGTAGGCTCTCGGTCTTGGTTAGGTGGGGTGCCGGTTGTTCCCTTTGGAGCCCCCATTTCCTCGATGACCTTCTGCAGCCTAGCAAACTCCTCAGCTATGGCTACGATCTTCTCATCGTCTACCTGTCCATGAAGCTCCATTAGCATCTTCACCTGATCTTCGCCTACAATCCCAGACAGTTTCTGGCTAAACAGCTCCTTCTGCAGGCTTGCATACTTAGCTTCAAGTTCAGCCTTGGCTTCCCTTGCGATTTCCTCCAGAAGCTCAGGTGCTTCCTTGGAAAGCATTTCTTTGGTTATCTCCATCTTTTCTCCTCCTTTGATCAAGTTTTCGAAAGTATCAATCTTGTCGATCATTCCTACCTCAAGGGCGGCCTTACCGACAACGATACCTCCACGTCCAAAATGTTCAAGAACATACTCCTTACTGACACCTCTGTTAGTTGCTACTGTCTCGACGAATACATCCGCTATAGCGTCGAGTACCTTCAGTATCTCGGCCTTGCCCTCTTTTGTCTCAGGGTCTGGCCGCTTATTAGGAGAGACTGTGCTGACTATTTCTATCTCGTCGTTAGCCTTTCTTTGGTACGTTACTACAACTCCGATTGAGCCAACCATTGAAGTTGAGTCTGCGACAATCTCGCTTGCTGCTGACGCCAACCAGTATGCACCTGAGGCCGCCGATCCGTGGACGTAGGCAACGACTGGCTTGACCTCATTAGCTTCTTTTATTTTCAGCGCAAGCGGGTTGATGCCTGTAACTTGGCCGCCTGGGGAGTCGAAAGAGAGGATGATTCGTTCGACCTCATTATCTTCTAATGCCATATTTATCTTCTTCGACAGCTTCTCAGTCGAGATACCTATACCGAACATGGTGAAGAAATTTTCTCTGGCAAAGATTGGGCCAACAACATCAATCACTGCTGCATTGCCGATCTTATTGAGGCCGTCATCATCTTCCTCTACACCAGTGAAAATGAGAAGGGCCTCCGGATCACCTCGACCTACGGCGGCATCGTACATGACCTTGAGCCAGCTCTCGTCAATGAGCCAATGACCGTCAACGAGAACGGATGTTGCTCCCATGCCGACTGTGTTGCGGTGACGCTGGAGATGGTTTATGACGGTCTGAGAGGCTTTCTGTCCAGATCTTGCCCCTTGAGCGGCCGCCCATGCCGCTTTAAGGCCGCCACGATGGAGATACATAGTCCCATCCATCCAGATACCATCGTCATCCTTCTTAGTTCCACCTTTGATCCAGTGATGTGGGTATTTCCATGTAGATTTTTTGCCAGCTTCTCCCTGGTCAGCAAATGCGGCCCTCGGGAGGGCTGTCTTGTCTACTTCACTCCAGGGCGGCTCATCGGAAGCAAACTTAGAGTTATGTGTGAATCCCATGATAGTCTCTCCTTTTTCTTTCTTATCATATTGTGAGTTACAAATAGCAAAGCGTTGGGCGCGATCTTTGTATTCGCGCTTCATTACTTCGTCTTTCATGCACCGGTTGATGAAGTCTTTACGCTTCTCGCCTTTCCTCGGCGTAGGAATAGGCATTAGTCAAGAACCTCCTTTTGCTGGTCCTCATCGTCTGTGTATGGGAGGTCAGCTATTGCTAGGAGGGCCTTCTCAATAGGCACTGTTGGCGTTATCACTCCTGTTTTGACCAACCTGGCGACGAATGAGGCCAAAGCAGCTAGGTCTGATACGTTTGTTGTGGAAAATTCGACTGTCGGATACGAGGTGTATCCGTTGTACTCACAGATTTTTGGGATCAGCTGTGTGTTTATGGTGTCCTGCATCGCTTTTGCGTAAGAATCGCAGGAAAGTAGGAAGTCCCGGAGATGAGCTTCAACATTTCCCTTCGATGCAGATGAACCTTGACCTATAGCCATGAACATTTCAAGGAGGCCGGCTGCCATCTCCGTGTTGTATCGTTGAATAATGGTTGTTGTGTCAATTGACGAGTTCCCTGTGCCTCTAATCAGCTCAAGTTCCCACCCATAAGGGAGAACGACTCCCTGCTGCGAGTCTTTTCGGATGTTAGACACCAAGTCAATGGCCCAATTTAAGGTCTCTTCAATGGATTCGTCGTAGTCCGGGAGACTTGAGTCTGCCCTTGTGAAATCAAAGCCTTCAGGGGCAGTCAAAACCGGCAGGCCGCTCAAGTCTCTGTCGATTCCTACAGCTTCGGCGGCCTCGCAGGAAATCTTGTAGTAATAAGGTTTGTAAAGGTGGCGCAACAAGGAGACACCGAATGGGCTCCTATTTTCCTCAGTAAAAATGTGGTGTAAGCATTTGGAGTAAGGAATTTCCTTTATCCCCGAAGGCGCCTGCTGTATTACGATGTTATTTTCACGGTCAATCCTCTGAATTGATGTCTGAAACCTGGGCTCGACATCGGCGAGAATGACTTTTCCGTTCTCAACGGTCCAGATCATCTCGCCGATATAGAACCCATAGGTCAGGGCGGACGACATCTCCATAATGAGGCCGTCTAGAGGGAGGCGTTGCAGTTGGGCATTGACGAAGGAGGCATGAGGACCGGTGACATCTGCTTTGATTCTACGCAAAATGTTGCGGATGCGCAAAAGAAGTCCACCAATTATCGGATCATTCCTTTCCATCCGACGGAACTTCTCAAGGCCGTCAGGCGGCGTTAGCTCTGACATGAACTCGAGGTCTGGGAGGCCCTTGAGCTGCTCTGAGTAACCTAATGTACCGTAGACTCTTCTTGGAACACCTGTGGATTTTCGCTTTTTAGAGAAGATACCCAAAATTGCCCCCACCTAGATAGAGATACGTCAATCCTCGGTGTCAGGCTAACACAAATGGGGAGCCTTGTCAAGGGAGGCGCAGATTTTTGGGAAAATTTTACTGGATGAATCTACCGAACTTGCCGTACTTGGCTTTTTTGGAGCGTTGTTTGAGGGAGGAGAGGATTGAAGCTGTTCTTTTTGTGACCTTTCTAGGAATGATGGCGGCCGCGAAGTTGTCTACAGCGCATGACATCATCATTGCGTCAGCATAGTCAGGCGAGAAGCCCAACCTTTTCTTGAAAGCCTTCTTATCCTCCATGCGGATGGGGCCACTTGAGTAGTCAAATTTGAGGTT